GGTGAATTCACCATGCAAGCGTACGGGTATACGATGGGTATTATCGGCCCATCGAGGCTACCGAAAACTGTAACGGCCTATTGGCCTGTTTACACTTCGGAATCTTCAAAGAAGAAACCATTCGATAATTTTCGTGATCTTCAAACTCACGATAAGGCAAGACAGCGTTTTATGCGGAACAGGGTATTCCCTGGCTCCCAATACGCTGAAGAACCCACGACTGTCCACCTATATAGTGGCGTCTACATCCAGCACAAGGCGAACGCCATCGAGAGGTATACTCTTACTGGATCAACTTTATGGTTAGAATATATTAACCCTAACCAGCGCGGTATCCAAGTTTGGACGTTTGAACCCAAACGCGTCACGGATATCACAAATGCTAAACACGGGCAATGGGCCATCTGGACCTGCACCCGCCTTGCATACGATACTACACGTATGCCAGCAATTATTCCAAATCTGGATTTGCTGTTCGGAATATTCGGCTCGAAACTCGGCCCGAACCCGACAAAAGTAGACAGGATATCTACTTATTATAGGTTATTACCTAAGTTCAATTATCCTGATGTTTTTCATTATACCGGTCGTCCAAGCCCTGATGAAGCTATAATTAGGGATGATTATAATTGGTACGGTATTACCGGAAACCTATCTACCCGAGATAGGGATAAGGCTGCTCAAACAGCCTACGTAGCAGCGGCTGAGGGTATCCCTCAGGTGACTTCGAACGGCGTTGCTAACGTCCTAGAGGCTGCTAGCATGTTGAGTTCGTTACTTTTAGGGGACTTTAAGAAGTCCGCTAACGTCGTCGGTGATGCGTGGTTAGCTTATCGCTATAGCTACTGCACTACTAAGATGGATATTGAAGAATATCAATCCTATGTGCAACGTATTATCGACCTCACCGACATTACCGCTCCACCTAGTTATCGGTGCCATGGCACCTACGTGGATCCGGAGGGTTGGAAGTACCACTGCGTTATGCGCGTCAATACGAGCGAATCTTTGCCGTCTACGGTGCGTGAGGCTATCCGAGATTTCGGTTTTCAGCTCTCTGCAGTGTCCGCGTGGGATATGATCCCATATTCTTTCATCGTTGATTGGTTCTTACCAATCTCTGACGTTTTAAGTTCATATGAGAGTCATATGAAGTTTCAACACCTACCAATCATGGAGTGTTGGATGTCAGTCACATCTCCTAAGGGAGATCAGTATTATCGTTTTCCATATAAATGGAAAAACGTAACGCCTGAGATACGCGAACGCAATATCTCTAACAAAACACTATGGATGCGTATAGCAGATTCCATAGCGCTGTTTATGTAACAGCAGAAAGGAGGCAGTATGCCTAAAATCTCATCATTCGGATACACTAATGTGACCGAAAACACTGTTTCAGTGAAACCAGTCGACTTAAAGGTAGTTACTAACTACGCTCGTGTCGAGGACGAGGCTGACGTAGTCATCCTCAGCAATAAGACTGCTCCCCTAGATCAGGGTGAATTAGTTACTTATCGCGCAAACCCATTGGAGAGAGTATCCTCCACACAGATCGTGCAGAATCCTGCACCTGTTAGAAATGGGATCCAGTATGTTATCAAAGTAGAAGAAATTCTCAGAACCACTGATAGTGTAACTGGTAATATTGTTGACGAACCTGTTGTGGCTTATTTAACAATACGCCACCAAGTTTCGGGTAATGTTACACCCGCTATCGTCACAGAGACCGTTAAACGTTGTCTAGGCGCTTGCATGCGCACAGATGGCACTTGGAGATTTGATGATCTTATGAGATCAGCTCTAAATCCAACTACTAACTAATCTTAGGGCTATCGCCCGGAAAGGAATATTATGGATTATAATATTCAAGCTCTTGAAGGAGCTTCAACGTTTTGTTTAGTAAGTCTGAACCAAGCTAGGGCTATCGCGAAGGTTGATAGCCGTGCTCTCAGTACAACCTCTGATAAATTTATCGAGGCGAATTCATTTTCTTATTTTGTACTGTTAAACAGTTGGGGGCACCAAATCCAATCGCTCGCTTCCGAGGAAGCATGGGCATATATTTGGATACGTATACAGCAGTGTGGGTTAGTTAGCGTGATACGCGACACTAGTGCCCTGGCTGATTTGATCATACATGGCGAAGCGCCAGTATGGGATACTACGTACGGATACCTGTCGATACTCGCCAACCACGATTATGCTAAACCTAGCGAAAGCTTGGTAGCAGTGTTGCGGTGTTTGCGGTATCCAAAGAGGTTCTCGCCTCTCTACGCTGATAAAGTTCTCGCTGATAGTCTAAACGACTTTATAGCTATGAACAAGCGTAACAAAGCCTTAAACGCTACTGAACCCAGTTGGTTCTGGGTTCAACGTGTTAAAACTCGTGTTGCAGACATGCTGAAGGGGTTCTCATGGGATATTTCCGATGGTTACTTTTCCTCAGGTACGACTGCTACGACTAAGAAGCAGCTGCTCCCAAAATTAAGGGAGTATGCAAAACAGGAAGCCAATTTGGCTTCTTCACCTTTGTACCATCTTTCCGCGGCTGTGTATAAACCAGACCGGTGGAGGGGTACGCGGCGGTTGCGGAGTGCCGTCGTTGTTAAGTCTGTCCCAAAAAGCTACAAATCTGCTAGAATTATAGCAAAAGAGCCGCCTGTGTCCACATTCGGACTCCAAGCGGTTGCTAAGGGACTTCTTCGATGCGTTCGTGACAATGGTTACGAACAATTCGTGGATATTAATGACCAAACACATAACCAAGACTTGAGCGAGGTCGCGTCTATTGACGGATCGTATGCGACAATTGATTTGTCGAATGCTTCAGACAGTATTACTGAGGTATTTGCTCGGTCGGTGTTACCCGCAGACGTTCTAGACGCTATCGATGAATATCGGTGTGCGTATTTAGAGTTCTCGGGCAATTTCGCAGGCCAACGTAGAGTATCACAAATGTTCTCTACGTCAGGATCACCAATTACGTTCATATGCGAGAGCGTAATATTTTGCGCCATCGTATTAGAAGTAGGTGATATGTGTGCCAAAATAGCACGCATGAGGATTAGAAAGCCTCGCGTTTACGGCGACGACTTAATTGTCGACGACCGTATCTGTGATACAGTTTGCGAAGTCCTTCAAGTATTGGGATTCATGCCCAATATGGCAAAAACGTTCTCAGGCGCCACCAAACTGGGGCGTTACCGTGAGTCATGTGGTGAGGAGTGGTTAAATGGGATGCCAATGCATCACCTATACTACCCCCGAGCTTCTATCCGCTGTAATGCAGATGGTATTGCTTCGCTATGTGACCTACAACACAGATTCTTTGATAACTGGAAACTCCGGTTATTCCTCGTTGATGTAGTTCGAAGACTCGAGCCACGTATGACAGCACATTATGTTGGTGCTGTTTGTGACGATTTGTGGGATCTGATACCCACGGGGAAGATGTGTACTCCTAAGGAGCTTTCTCGCCTTGGTGACGAGGATGGTATCC